TGTAATGGATAGCATTCAAGTCTTCGAAACTTACGGTGGGAGTTCGATTCTCTCAGAGGGTACCAGTTTTAAAGCGGATATGATGTAATGGTAGCCTGTGACCTTGCCAAGGTCAATGCGCGAGTTCGATTCTCGCTATCCGCTCCAACGATAGTAACGCAACTAAGATCGCGAACCGTCTCATACACGGTTGCTAGTAAGTGCAAGTCTTACACTATCGACCAAGCATCGATGACGGAGTGTTACACGAAGTGCAAGTGGCGGAGTGGTCTAACGCGGTAATCTGCAAAATTACTTTTCATCAGTTCAAATCTGATCTTGCACTCCATATAACATTTTGCTTCCTTAGTTTAATGGTAAAACGCCCTCCTTACAAGTGGGATACAGCAGTTCGATTCTGTTAGGAAGCACCAGATTGGAAGATTAGCTCAGTTGGTAGAGCACACGCTTGATAAGCGTGAGGTCACTGGTTCAAAACCAGTATCTTCCACCAAATAATGCTTGACAAATGTATTGTTTTGTACTATAATATGTTTATCGATTGGGGGATTAGCTCAGTTGGGAGAGCGTCTGTTTTGCAAGCAGAAGGTCATCGGTTCGATCCCGTTATCCTCCACCAAATAATGCTTGACAAATGTATTGGTTTGTACTATAATATGTTTGTTGGTTAGTTGTACTGATCTTTAAAAACACAGAGAACATTGTCCCGTTCATCTAACGGTTAGGATATCACTCTTTCACGGTGGTTATACCGGTTCAAATCCGGTACGGGACTCCATATTGAAGCACATTAGCGAGACAGGGGTTTGATCCCAGTGCCTAGTCCAAGAGCTTGTCGGTTGGATAGTGTGTTTCAATATGGTCATTGTGATCAAAATATTACTTGTGCATTACTTTTCTCGGTGAAAAGGCTGGACTGTTAATCCAGAGAGCTTGGTTCGAATCCAAGATGCACAGCCAAGATTCTTTTGCGCTTATAGCTTAATGGTTAAAGCAGCGGACTCATAATCCGTTGAGTCTAGGTTCGAATCCTAGTAGGCGCACCAAAAACCAGTAGTAAAGCAGTCCTTTTGATGTGTGCTAAACAAGGAATCGCGAGCACTTTCCTTGCGAGATAGAAATTGTTTTGAGGAGTCATGAAACCAAGATAACGTGAGGGGGTCTTGGATGCTTTACTACACACTTTTACAAAAGAGTGAAATATTGGATGTGTAGGAAAATTGGTAACCCCAGTGGACTGTAAATCCGCCGCTTCGGCACTGCTGGTTCGACTCCAGCCGCATCCACCAGTTTACGCCTCATTAGCTCAGAGGTAGAGCAGCGGATTTATACCCCGTCAGCGCCAGATAAGCGGCAGGTCCCAGGTTCGAATCCTGGATGAGGCACCATTAAAACACACTGATATCCACGGTTAGACCGGTTCCGCATGTGATGAAGTTTGACGGACTTTGAGTGTGTTATAGTTATTCTGCCGTTAGCTCAGTTGGATAGAGCATCAGCCTTCTAAGCTGAATGTCAGAGGTTCGACTCCTCTACGGCAGGCCAGTTACGCAGAGAAAGCCATCACATTAGGTATTCAAGTGGTTGTTAGAGGGTGGTTCCACGCTGCACATTTATGGAGAGTTGGCAGAGTCCGGTTTATTGCAACAGTCTTGAAAACTGTCGACCTCTTAAAAGGTCCGTGAGTTCGAATCTCACACTCTCCGCCAGATTTTTATTATAGGAGCAACAAATGTCAATACTTGCATTAGATGCTTCAGGTCAACCAAGAAAGTGGGTTAGTTACGAAACTGCAATAATATATCATGCTAAAGAAATGGTTGTCTGGACATTAGGAGATATTGTAGCCAACTTTCATGGTGGTTACAGAAAAGATGGTACAAGATCATCACTTAGCACAACTTCAATTATTGCGATAAAAGGTCATGGATACAGCATTAATAATCATGGTGTTGTATCTCTGACTAATAAAACACTTTTTGGGCGCGATAAACATGTTTGTGCATATTGCGGTGGGCATTTCCCATACAGCAAATTGTCGAGAGATCACATTGTACCTGTATCAAAAGGTGGTACAGATACTTGGATGAATGTTGTTACGGCTTGTGTTCGATGTAATCTAAAAAAATCGAATAAGCTGTTAGCAGACACTAACATGGAGTTGCTGTATATTCCATACACACCAAATCATTATGAAAGACTGATTCTTGAGAATAGACATATTCTTGCAGATCAAATGGAATATCTTTTGGCTGGTGTACCAAAACATAGCAGATTGTTGTAAAAAAGACTTGACATACCCGTTAAATCGTGTATAATAGTAAATGTTGTAAGAGTTTTGTTGCGACTTCGTTGATCTCCAACGAAGCGAGTGCGAAGAAGGCCCAAAGCCAGAGCACTCTTCATCTTACATAGTTGGATGAATCGCATTTTTTGCCGACTTAGCACAGTGGTAGTGCAATCGCCTTGTAAGCGATAGGTCATCTGTTCAAATCAGATAGTCGGCACCAGTTTATTGGCCTCATCATATAGTGGTTATTATGTCCGCCTGTCTAGTGGAACATCGGAGTTCGAATCTCCGTGAGGTCGCCAAAGTTGTTCTGATGAGACTTAAATAGTCGAAACAGTAATTAGTTGTTGAGTTGTCTCCGACTTTTTACTGTAAACAACATGCGGTGTTCGTATAATGGTAATACCTTAGCCTTCCAAGCTAATGCCGTGAGTTCGATTCTCACACGCCGCTCCAGTTTTTGCCCTTGTATCCCAATTGGTAGAGGAAGCGGTCTTAGAAGCCGTAAAGTGTCAGTTCGAATCTGACCGAGGGCACCAAAGATGTAATAGATATAAAATGCGGCTGTGGTGAAATTGGTAGACACAAGAGACTTAAAATCTCTCGCTTTAGGGCGTGCCGGTTCGACCCCGGCCAGCCGCACCAAAGTTTTAGAGCCTGAGTGCAAAGTGCCTAACCAGCAGCCTGACTGTCAAGGTGTTACCCGACCTTTATCATATTCATGGATATCCTGTGGTGGGATTGAATTTGATACGAGGGGATGATTATGCATCCTTAAACAGGCGACAGTGCTCAATTAATTAGTGAGGTGGCTGAGTTGGCTTAAAGCACCTTCCTGCTAAGAAGGCGGTCTTGCAAAACGAGACCCAAGGGTTCGAATCCCTTCCTCACTGCCAAGATAAATAAAGTAGCATTTAACGAATACTCGGCGTAGCGCAGTCCGGTAGCGCGCCTGCTTTGGGAGCAGGATGTCGCAAGTTCGAATCTTGCCGCCGAGACCAGTTCAATTGCGGGTTGCGATAGCCGTACACTTGCCTCATAAGCAAGATTGGAAGGGGGAGCGTTACCCCCGCCCGCATCCAAAGCATGCAGTCTAATCAACTGCTAGTCTGACCCGGACGAAAGAAGTGGTGTGATAACCACGGGTGGTTCGAGCAAGAGCTTATCTGACTCTTATTATTCAGGTAAGAGAATCTGCTCCGATGAAAATCGCGGTCTAACCTAACCGGCGTTGGCAACACGATAGTTCTCTTTGGACGAGAAGCTGGTGAAATGTGTGTGATGGGGTTAGGTTTTCCTGGCTCTTGATGCATTGAAACCCAGCCGCAGAGAGAAAGCATTTTAAACTATATGGAGAAATATATGAAAAATGTAATGTTGATTGCAGCTATTGCTACTATGACGGCTTCTGTTCAAGCTGCTGAATTTGGTATTGCTAGTGTTCACGATTATGATGCGAACAAAAACGGTACCCGAGTCTCAGCACAATTATCGTCTAAGATGTTCGGAGTAGCACCCACTATTTCGGCAACTCTTGTCGAAAATGCATACAACCGCTATGCTATTGGTGGTAAACTTGAACTTGCAAAAGTTGGTCCATTGACACTTGATGCTGTTGGCTCCGGTGTTTATCAAGACTCTGTTGGTCGTTCTGATGGTTATGCTTTGACTGCTGGTGTAGCAGCAACCTATAAGGTTAATGACACCGTTTCTGTCACTGCTGGCATTGAACAACAAAGAGGTCAGGATCGTATTGAATCGTTTAACGGAAATACTACTTCCGTTGGTGTAAAGATCAATATGTAAGTATTATGTCGGGATACTAAGCGACATTAAATAAAGGTGTGCGTGATATATAGAGCAGAACTACGAAAAGGTTCGCCGGATTTTGTAACCGGCATAATTTACATAATATGCTTTTGAGAGGGTATTATAATTTTGTCTATTAGGTGCAGATTTTGTTTACCAATTTTATGGGCTAAAATCAGATCTGGTCCTACAACTTCCACAAGGATTCTTATGCAAGAACAAGTAAAAAAATTCATGATTGCTTCTGGGCAAACGGTCTATATTAATAACAGTGAGCAATCTGATTTGTATGAAAATCTCATCGCAGAGGAGCTAGGTGAATTTACTGATGCTGCACTTGATAATGATGCTGTAGAAACCCTAGATGCTTGCATGGATCTAATTTGGGTTATTATTGGTTATTGTTATTCACGAGGGTTTAATATTGATGAAGCCTGGGCAGAAGTTGCTCGAAGTAATTTGGATAAAATTGATCCAAAAACGGGTAAAGTGTTGAAACGAGAAGATGGTAAGGTTCTAAAACCTGAGGGTTGGGTCGGTCCAAAATTAGATGGATGTGTTCTTCAAAAAACACTTGACAATTAATATTGACCGTGTTATTATAATATCTCTTTAAACTAATGGAGTTTGTAATGAATCTTTCTGCTATTGCTAAAAGTATTGCTGTAAAAGAAAAAATGCCTCAAGCTTATAAGTATGATGCTTATTTGCGAGAGTTTGATAATCAAGTTGAAATTTTGGGTTTGGTTGATGATCCTAATTATGACATTCGTGATTTTGAAGGTCGAGAAATGATGTTTCCGAAGAAATGGGTGACATTGGGGATTGTTGATTCTTCTTATAAGGTGCGCCAATGAATTTATACATTTTGACAATGAAAACCAATCATAATATGCTTGGTGAAGTTGAGACTCACGAAGATCATTTTATGATGAAACAGCCTGTGCAGGTTGTATCTGTTCCACCACGAGGTGCTAATGATTCCGGTGGAATTGCTTTTGTACCGTTTTTAGAGTATAGTGAAGAATTTAAAACTGGTATTCGTATTTTGCGAAAAGATGTTCTCTGTGTAACTACCCCTGTGCGTGACCTTGAAAATCAGTATAATCAAATTTTTGGTGTAGGAATTGAAATCACTAATGTAATGCCACGATAAAAATGGATTACTACACAAATGTACAATGTGTAGGTAACAATATTCTTTATCGAGGTATAAAGAATGGGCGGCGAGTAAAGATGCAAATCGAATATTCGCCGCATTTGTTTTTACCTACAAAAAAACAATCAAAATGGAAGTCTCTCTATGGTGAGAATCTTGAGGCAATCTCATTCTCAACCATTCGCGATGCTCGCGATTTCATTAGAAAATATAATGATGTTGATGGCTTTCGCATCTTTGGAAATGCAAGTTTTCAATACAGCTATATTGCGCAAACAAATCCTCAAGAAATTATTGAGTGGGAATTTGATCGCATCAACATTGGTAACATCGACATTGAAGTTGGGTCAGAAAATGGTTTTCCGGAACCGAGTACAGCACTTGAACCTATTACAGCAATTACAGTAAAACTCTCATCAACTAAAAAATACCATGTGTTTGGTATCGGTGAATATAAACAACACAGAGATGATGTTGAATATACCCGTTGTAAGGATGAGTTTACTCTAATTAAACAATTTCTTGCGTTCTGGAGAGAAAATACACCAGACATGCTGACTGGTTGGAACACAAAGTTCTTTGATGTGCCATACATGGTGAACAGATTCACTAAAATTGTTGGTGAGCAAGAGATGCGTTCACTATCACCCTGGAATAAAGTTAACAAGCGAAGTGTGTTCCGCAACATAGGTAAAGAAGAAATTACTTATGACTGGCTTGGCATTGGTATGATGGATTATCTTGAGATGTACACATGGTACGCTCCTGATGGTAAGTCCCAAGAATCTTATCGATTAGATCATATTGCATCAGTTGAATTGGGAATGAATAAACTATCATATGATGAGTATGATGGTTTGTTTGATTTGTATAAAAAGAATTATCAAAAATTCATTGAGTATAATATCAAAGACGTTGAATTGGTTGATAAGCTTGACGATAAGTTGAAACTTATAGAACTATGTTTGACTTTAGCGTATGATACCAAAACAAATTATGATGATGTGTTTGCACAAACTCGAATGTGGGATGCACTGATCTATAATAACTTGATTGCTAAAAATATTGTAGTTCCACCTAAAGTTGTTAACGAAAAAGATGGTGCATATGTTGGTGCGTATGTGAAGGATCCACAAGTTGGTCTGCATCAGAATGTTGCAAGCTTTGACCTAAATTCACTCTACCCTCATTTGATTATTCAGTATAATATTTCACCAGAAACTCTGATTGAGCCACAGGACTATACTGATGATATGCGTGAAATATTATCTAAAGGCATTAATGTCGATAAATTGCTATATAAGCAAATTGATTTGTCGAACTTGTCTGGTATTACAGTGACTCCCAATGAACAATTCTTCCACACAAATCAACAAGGCTTTTTGCCTAAAATGATGGAAGAAATGTATGAGAATCGTAAGAAGTATAAAAAGCTGATGTTGAAGGCTGTTCAAGATTATGAGAATGCAAAAACGGTTGAAGAAAAGAGAGAATTTGATAAATTAGCTTCTCGATATAATAATCTTCAATTGGCAAAAAAGCTGTCTCTTAATTCAGCTTATGGTGCCATGGGTTCTCAATATTTTAGATTTTATGATCTACGATTAGCATCTGCTATCACGCTTGCTGGTCAACTTTCGATTCGTTGGATTGAAAATAAAATAAATCAGTATATGAATAATATATTGAAAACTGATGAAGTTGATTATGTGATTGCATCTGACACAGACTCGATCTATCTTAATATGGGACCATTGATTGAAAAGTTTTTCAATGGTTACTCTCCGGTAGCTACAATTAATATGATGGATAAGATATGTGAGGATAAGATTATCCCATTTATTGATAAATCATATGCTGAGTTGGCTGAATATGTACATGCTTACGCACAAAAAATGCAAATGAAGCGAGAAGCTTTGGCAACTAAAGCTATTTGGACAGCCAAGAAGAGATATGTTCTGCATGTGTATAATAATGAAGGTGTTCAATACACAAAACCAAAGATGAAAATCATGGGTCTAGAAGCAATTAAAAGTTCAACACCTTCAGCTTGTCGAAATAAGATTAAAGAAGCACTTGATATTATTCTATCAAAAAATGAATCACATCTTCAGGATTTTGTCAGTGACTTTAGAGCAGAATTCAATGAATTACCTTTAGAAGAAATTTCATTTCCCAGATCAGTAAATGGGTTGACAAAGTACGGGAAAAAAGATATTATCTTTGATAAAGGTACTCCGATGCATGTTAAAGCTGCATTGATCTTCAACAATACATTGATACAAAAGAAGCTAACTAAACAGTATGAGCTTATTAAAGAGGGAGAGAAGATTAAGTATATCGCATTGAAGGAGCCAAATCCTTTCAAAAACGATAACATAGCTTTTCAAAACAGAATACCCAAAGAATTTGATCTGAAAATGTGGGTAGACTATAGAACACAGTTTCAAAAGTCTTTTCTTGACCCCCTAAGTATAGTATTAAAGTGTATTGGCTGGAGCGCAGAGAAAACAAATAGCATTGATAATTTTTTTGAATAAAGAGGAAAATATATGAGTTTAATGGATAAACTAAAAAAAGCAAGTACGATTAAAGATTGTGAAGTATTATCTAATTCAAAGTTCTTTAATGATAAAGATCAAATTCCAACTAATGTACCTATGATTAATGTTGCATTGTCTGGAAGTTTAACTGGAGGTCTTACTCCGGGTCTAACCATGTTCGCTGGACCTTCCAAGCACTTTAAGACAGCATTCAGTTTATTGACAGCTTCTGCATATTTGAAAAAATATAGCGATGCAATTCTATTATTCTATGATTCTGAATTTGGTACTCCGACAAGATACTTCAAAATGTTTGATATTGATATGACTCGTGTATTGCATACACCGATTACCGATGTTGAACAATTGAAATTTGACATCATGTCTCAACTACAGAATATACAAAGAGGTGATCATGTAATCATTGTTCTGGATTCTATAGGTAATCTCGCATCAAAGAAAGAAATTGATGATGCTCTTGATGGCAAATCTGTTGCTGATATGTCTCGTGCTAAACAGATTAAATCTCTCTTTCGCATGGTAACACCGCATCTAACTCTTAAAGATATTCCGATGGTAGTTGTTAATCATACTTACAAAGAAATCGGTTTGTATCCTAAAGACATCATCGGTGGTGGCACTGGTTCATACTATTCTGCTGATAACATTTACATTATCGGAAGACAGCAAGAGAAAGATGGTACTGAAATCACAGGATATAACTTTATCATTAATGTTGAAAAATCTAGATATGTTAAAGAGAAATCTAAAATTCCCATCACGGTATCTTTTGATGGTGGTATTCAAAAATATTCAGGTCTAATGGATATTGCAATTGATGGGCAATTTGTTTCTAAACCATCTCCTGGTTGGTATGCTAAAATTGATCGTGAAACTGGAGAAATTCTCAATAAGGTTCGATTTGCAGATACTCAGAACAAAGAATTTTGGAGTGATGTATTAAATAATAAAGATTTTTCTGAATTTGTTACTAAGAAATATGGAATTGCATATGGGAATATTCTCGAACCTGAAGAATCTACTCTTCAATCGCAAGAAACCGATATTGAATCGTGATTACATTATAGAGAATGTTGAAGATGCCTTCTTTATCGTAAAGATAATAAAAGGAGACTTCAACAATATAATGTACAAATATGATAGAATATCGATAGATCACTCATCATATTTGCCTAAATTATCATTCCATTACACCATAATTGGTGCACAACAATATTCTTTGAAAGACTTGCAAGAAAGCGAGGAATTTGTTACACTAATGGGAGATATTTTAACAGACCTAATCCTGAGAAATGAAGATGCGTTTAGAAAACACAATTATAAAGAATCTTATCCATAATAATGAATTTGTTCGAAAAGTTGCACCGTTCATAAAGTATGAATATTTCAGTAAAAATTCAGACAAGCTTATTGTTAAAAATGTTTTAAGTTTTATCAATAAGTACAATAATCTACCATCTCATGAATCCTTGGTTATTGGATTCACTAGCATGGATAAGATTACTGATTCTGAATTGAAAGAAGTATTAGAAACACTGAGCGAAGTTAATGAAAGCAAGCAAGAAACAAGTGATATAAAATGGCTTGTTGATAGAGCAGAAAAGTTCTGTCAAGAAAGAGCAATATATAATGCAATTATGGAATCCATTTCTATCATTGATGATAAGAATGGTACCAAAAGTAAAGGTGCTATACCAGGCATTTTGTCAGATGCTTTGGGTGTGTCATTTGATACCCATGTTGGTCATGATTTTCTTGAAGACTATTCATCTCGTTATGATTTCTATCATAAAAAAGAAGAGAGAATCCCTTTTGATCTTGAATACTTCAACAAGATTACTAAGGGCGGTGTACCATCAAAAACATTGAATGTGATTCTAGCTGGTACGGGCGTTGGCAAAAGCTTGTTTATGTGTCATGTTGCAGCATCTTGTTTGGCTCAAAATAAGAATGTTTTGTATATTACCCTTGAAATGGCAGAAGAACGAATTGCAGAGAGAATTGATGCTAATCTATTAAATATAAATCTTGATGATCTCGAAAAGATTTCCAAAGATATGTATGAGAAAAAGTTTAATGCACTCCGTACTCGTGTTCAAGGTAAATTGATCATCAAAGAATATCCTACTGCATCAGCATCTGTTACTAATTTTAGATCATTGGTCGATGAATTAAAATTAAAACGAAACTTTAAACCGGATATTATTTTTATTGATTACTTGAATATTTGTGCATCATCGCGAATGAAGCACGGGTCGAATGTAAACTCATACACATACATCAAAGCGATTGCTGAGGAGTTGAGAGGTTTTGCTGTTGAACAAGATGTTCCAATTTTCTCAGCAACACAAACGACAAGATCTGGATTCACAAATACTGATCCCGGATTGGAAGATACTTCTGAATCATTTGGTCTTCCTGCAACAGCCGATTTTATGTTCGCATTAATTGCAACAGAAGAATTGCATCAGTTGAATCAAATTATGGTGAAGCAATTAAAGAATCGATATAGTGATCCAACAGATAATAAACGATTTGTTATTGGCGTTGATAGACCAAAGATGAAACTATATGATGTTGAAGAATCTGCACAAAAAGATATTGTCGACTCTGGTCAAGATGATGACGATAAACCTATAAACACATTTGGAACGAGAGAGAGAAGAATCAAACAAAAGTTCGAAGTTATGATATGATAAATATATCATAACAAGGAACTGGTATGGATGGATTACAGATCGCAGAGTCTTTAGAGAGCAAGGGATATGAAATAAAAAGCAAGACCAAAACAAGTATAATTATTCTTGTTGATGGTAGTCGCGTTGATCAAATGAAAAAGATTTCTGATCAATTCGTATCGCTTGGAAGTAAAATTGATCCAAACATGAGTGGATCATCCATCGGTGGCATAATTATTGGTAATGTTAAAATACGAATAAAAGCTGCCGGAAAATCTGCTGGTCTCGATGTTGAAGCTGCTGCGATTAATGATCTGGGTGCTGCAATTGCAAGCGCAATGTCAATAGCGGGTGGTCCTATAGATATACGATTGAAACAACATACAGTTAAGAACATTGTTGGTGTCAGAAAAACTCCTGGAACTCCTAAGTCAGATTTT